ATTGCCGGATAAAAACAATCATAAGGATTCTTTTTAGTGCGACCAACCTTTTTATAAACTGTAGATCTAATATGTTTAAGATTATTTTTAATTTTATCAATATCATCTTTTGTGCCATAAGCATATATAAACCTTTTTATTGTATTATCACTAATATTACAACATCTCATAATTTGTTTGCAAACTAACCCCTCCCAGATTAACGGCTTAATAAAGTTAACATAAATCCGTTCAGGATGTAAGTAACCACCCTTTTTAGAATTTTTTACAAAAAATATTTTGTCCACATAGTATTTAATTAATTTCTTGTATTCTTCAATTATTATATTAACATATTTGTATGAATTTAAACATGCATTTAAGAACTCTATTGTGGTTAAATCAACAAATAGATGATATAAATTCTAAATCTGAAGTTATTGGAGAGCTTTTAATGAATGAAACAGATCGTAGAATTATAAAGAAACTCGATGATAAATTGGCACAGTACGAAAAAGATTTAGAAAATATTGGACGTAAGATTGAAATCGAAAAGGAACTTTTAGCTAACTCTGACGAATGAAAAATACTGTAGAACTTATAGGTCATTATGGCTCAGATGAAACCCATGCTTGTTCAGCTTGGACATCAACATCTCGAGAACTATCAGAAGAAAAAAAGAATAGAATACCTCAATTACTTAAAATGCTAGCTGATAACGGGCATCATACACCGTTTGAAAAATCATCTTTACACTTTCTTGTTAATTCTGATATAGCTTCTCATATTCATATACTCAAACATAGAATAGGGGTATCAGTCAATGCCGAGTCAGCTCGTTATAAAGAACTACAAGAAGATAAATTTCACATTCCTGAAGATTGGCCAGAGTCTTGGAAAGAAAAATTAAGAAACTATGTTATTGAGGGTAACAATTGGTATCATAAATGCGTAAAAGACTTAACAAATACTTACAAGCTTCCAAGAAAAAGAGTAAAAGAATCAGCTCGCTTCTTTAAGACGTATAGTTCGCAAATTAGTTGTGATGTAATGTTTAATTGGAGGTCCTTTTCTCATTTCCTTAGTCTTAGAAACAAACCAGATGCTCAGGTTGAGATACAACAAATCGCTCAGCAGATGTTAGATCTTGTAAAACAAATTAAAGGTAATCCTTTTAGGTACACAATTGAAGCTTTTGGTCTGGATAAAGAATAAAAAGTAACATAATATATTAATATGCACGGACGATTCCCAACAATGAACAGGTATTGGTTAGCAACCGAACTCTTTCCTCATCTTTCAAAAGAGGAAAAGCGTCTTGTATACTTTCCAACTAAAGAAGAACGTAAGGGTGGCAAATTTACAAAAAAAGATCTTCGTCTATCTAGAGAAGACGAAGAAGTGTTAGAAAAATATAGAGCTAAATAATATGGCTGGTAAAGGTGATCGTCCGCGTCCGGTTAAAAAGTCGGAATATAATAAAAACTTTGACAAGATTAAGTGGTCTAAACAAGATAAACCTAAACTTATAAAAGAGAAGAATGGGGTGAAGATTTACTCGTACAAATAGAATAAATATTAATAGCTCCGAAAACTAAAGGAAAAAGCTTATTTGTAGGTTGAGTGATCAAACAGATAAGCTCTTTTAGTCTTCAAAGGCTAAAACATGCTAGAACAATCAATTGGTGTAATACTATTCTGTATATTAGTAGTATTAGTTGCCGTTAAAGAAGGGGTTAATAAGGACCTTTAAACACTTACCCCAGATAATACATTTACACCATACATCCAAGGTCTAATTGATGAAAGGGGCTGTGTATTTGAATATGGTTCTTTAATAACAAATTGTGTTAAGGTACCATATCCAGCTGGATTTTGAGCTATAACATCTATGTAGCCTGCTTGTACAGGTGCAGGTATGTTAATAGTAATTGTATTATCGAAATTTGTTGTGTATTGAGATGATAATAATTTATAAGCAGTAAAGCTTGGATAATGAGCTGATAGTTTAGGGACACTTGAAAAGGGGTTGTAAAGAGTAGTTCCTGATAGAGGTGCACCAGAGAGATAAACAGCCTCTAACTTATAAAACGATCTACCATAAACATTATAAGTGGCGGATACGCCAGTAAACATTAAAGGTTTGTATGGCTTTTTTAAAAGTATCATGTTAGTTTATAATACGGGGTTGAGGTACAGCTGAAATCATATGACGCTCAGTTGTAAGCTCGTCAAGTGCATCAAGAGATAACATAGAATTAAGTCCTGATTCAGTTGAGAAGTTTGAATTGATAGTAAAAATAGTAGATTCTGGTCCAGATGGTTTGGCTTTAAATAACCATCCTTTAAAAGTAAATGAAGTATTACCCTCTACTCTTGCAACAGTTGTAGCATTAATATCGTATGGGTATGTAGCAGTAACGTTACCTGACCAAATAACCTGAGAACGAATTTCATAATCGGGCATTGAAGGGGTGCGCCAAGAAATAATAATATAAGGATCGAAATAGGGAATAAAGTTAGTAACAATTTGATCATAATCTTCTTGAAATCTAGTTAAGATTGTCATATTAATTGTTAAATCAATAGGTACGGGTTGAAGTAGCTTTGAAGATTTTGTCGGATCAGCATTTGCAATATATGAGCCCTGAATTTTATTAAAGACTCTATTAGGATCTCTTGCAATACCTCCATTTGTTAACGCAATTACTGGTAACTGAAGATTCTGAGCTTTATCTAATAAATCCGCCAGTACTCTTTGCTTTGGTGCATAAACAAACCGACAGCGAATAGAATCTTGAGCTTCACGATAACGATTGTAGCGTTTAATCGTGATATCGTCCATAGCACTTGCAAACATCGAAATCATAGTCGAAATTTCAAACGAGTATGTGTAATTTCTCATGTGTATATATTTATGAAATAAACTTTTTAACTTCTGTTAAAAACCGTTGTTCTATATCTTCTTGTGTAGGCATATAATCGTAGCGCAATCTTAACGTGCGCCAACCAACTTCTTGTAAATCTCTATCTCTTTGTTCGTCTCTTAAAGGATCATTATGCCAATGTGCACCATCATATTCAACAGCTAACTTATGTTCTAATATAGCTACGTCTATTATTCTACATCTATTCTTTAAGGTTTTTAAGGGGTAGCTTGGTATGGCGTTAGAATAATATTTTAAAACAACATTATGAAGTAATCTTTCACATTTACTAACTTTACACTTTGCAAATTTAATATTATTGTTTATTGATGTTTGTCGAATACGTTGTTGACTATTTTCTTTTAATTGTTGATACATTTTATCTGTTCCAAGCCTTTTAGTTATTTTATTAATAGTAGTAGGATCTCTTTTTAAAGATTTACTAATTTGTCCAGATGAATAACCCTTTAAGATGAGAGGTTCAATTTCTTCGTAAAGATAATCTAATTTTGCTAATTTAGTTTGACTAATTTTATTACCTTTTGCTGCTTTTTGTATTTTAATATTATCTTTTAATTTTTGTTTTAGTTCAGGGGTCCCATACTCATTAACAGCTCTTACAACATAATTGTAATCTATATTAACCTCGCTTCGAATCATAGACGGGTTATAACCTTTATTAATAAGTTCAACAATTACTGGCCAATTCTTAGCTTTAGCAACCGCTTTACATGCTGCATGTGCCTTCTTTATATTGCACCTTCCCCAATCCGCTCTAGTCATAAACAAATCCCTCCTTGTAACATATTTAGAAATTGTGACACATCTAATAGAGAGCTACAAAGAGGGATTAAAAATTTACTTCTATTAAAATGTGTCACATATATATTTATTCTATTTAAGGGAATCTTCTTCTCCAGCTAAAAGAACATATTTGAGAACTTCTAATTGAATCTTAGCTTTTCCTCTACAAGAAGTGCCATCGGTAACAGCATCAAGTACTTGACTAGACCTTTCATCTACATACCCCTGAACAAACTTGAGCAATCTTTCAGGACGGGTTGACATAAAGTCTCGAGCTTCTTGAAGACAGACCTCTTTATAGTCTGCAGCATCCGGATCAATCTCCCCCGATTGAACCTTCTCAGAGAACTGTTTGAAGTACTCGTCTTCCCTTCCTTTATAAAACTGCTTAACAGCTTTACGAAAGCGAATAAACTCTTCTTCTCTAATCTGTTCTACGTCAACGACCATAAAAACAATTATGGTCCGGAACTAATTAATGCTACCTATAATATCTTAGATAAGAGGACTCTTGATCGTGATAATCTTTAAGAGGTAAAATTTTATCAGGCATATTGCGTACTATTGTAGGATTATTATAGGGAAATTGAACCCATTTTCTTGTTTTAAAGCATTGCCAATAGCTAAACAAGTAGGAGTTAACCTGCCGCCGATACCGAGGCATATCAATATCGAGCTTAAACTTCTTAATCTTTCTTTCAGTCCTCTTTTCACAATCCCATTCCAGTTCAATAGTATCTTTAAAGGACTGAATAAGTTTAGCTTCTGAATAGTTAGTACCTGAACACCACTTCTCAATTGTTGTAATTCCAGCATCTGCTTTATCCCATAACGGATGCTTCTCAAGCCATTGATCCAAGTGACAGGACTCATGAACTAAAACATCAAGCCAATCTTTCTTCTTGGCAGCTACTTTAAGATCAGTTTCATCAAAATAACCAGAGCATTTAATACCATTAGCCTCAACTAAAACATCAGGTACAAGATGAAATCCAACTTCATGCTTTTGGCAGTCAGTTGCAACTTTAGCTATAAGCTTTTGAACATTAGTCATTAAAATTCTTTGTCACTAGATCCTTATCGTTAATAATAATATCATGAACGTTAAAATCTACAATTGTATTAAACTTTTGCATTAAAGGTAAGAACTTTGTCCAGACAATTGAACCTTCTGCTTCTGGCTTGTAAATGTTATCAACCAAATACTGAACTATTGTATTATCTTTGATAGTAATGAACCCATGAGCAAAGCCTTTAGGGACATATAATTCATCACCCGGCTCCATATCGTAGATATAAAGTTCTTTGTAGTTTGGAGAATCAGTTCTTATATCTACAACAAAGTCAATAATACTACCGTCAATAACTTTAATAAGTTTAGACTGTGCGTAGGGTGGAAGCTGGAAATGGAGCCCGCGAAGCGTTAGTCTCTTAGGGTTGACTGAAATGTTGGATTGCAGCCAAGTAAGATGAGATGTTAAAGATAATGGAACAAAAACACCTCTGTGATCGTAAAATGCTTTTTCTTTTGTGAGTGTTGGTTCATGAATATATTCTGTCATAATAGTTTGTAATCAACACTATTAAAGGCAGTTAGGTCAGAACCTCCAGCATAAGAAATAGCTGAAGTAAGATCTTGGTGAACCTCTTTAAGCTTCTGCTCGTAGGTCATACCGTTCATAGGCATTGATAGAGTCCGTCCTTCAATATTCTTCTTATTACCGTTCATAGAAGAGGCAGAACCAAAATAAAGCTTCTTAGTAGGATCAGTTGGGTCAACCATAGCCGGAGAATCAATACAACGGGCAAACATAGAACCAGCCATAACCATATCAGCGCCTGCTACCAGAGCCTTAGCAATATCTCCATTACAAGAAATGCCTCCATCGGCAATAACTAGAGGGTGATTCTTAATATTATCAAACCTACCCATCTCATCTCTTGTGTTAGCTATATCTTGTACGGTAGAGAACATTGGTGAAGCAAATCCTGTCTTATTGTATGTAATACAAGAAGCACCACAAGCAATACCTACCTTAACAGCCTGTACATAAGGTAGCATTCGAAGATAGGCATCTGATGTAGCTATGTTACCTCCAATGATAAACAGGTCAGGATTAAAATGCTTCTTATACTCATTAAGATAACGAAGCATATTAATAGTCTCGGAATGATCACCATGGGCTACATCAACGGTGACAAAGTCTAATCTCAGCTTCTCCTGAGCTATAGTAGTGATCATCTCGACATCCCTCTTCTTAATACCAACGGAGATAGAGATAAAAGGAAGAAGATCTTTGCATCGATTCATTCTACGCATCCAGTTTAAGATCTCATCATACTCATAGAACCTGTGCATGATATAGAAGTAGCCGTTTCCTGCCAGCCAAGTAGCCTTCTCATAACTAATACACGAGGCCATATTGGCAGGCACAATGGGAAGCTTAAATGTAAGCTTACCGAAATCAACAAATACATCAGCTTGAGAGCGAGATTTAAGCTCTGAATAATTAGGAATAAGGTGTATGTCTTTGTAGTTCAGCGATCGGTTCATAGTAATGTGGTTTAATTTTATTAGTGTTTGGATCTTTTTCAAGCAATCCTTCTGCAAGATAATAGTCTATAACTCTATTGAGAGCATTAATAATTTCTTGTTCGGTTTCTAAGCACTTGAAGGTACTCTTCGGTAAAGTAATTTCCCGCTCTGATAAAGCTAATAAAGCATCTTTATACTTCTGAATAACATGAAAGTTCTTTAAACAGTTTATGTTATGGAAATATATTTTAGGATTCTTGATCTTCTTGTAGGTCATCATCAGGATCAAATCCGTAGTGTTCTATAACATGCTTTTTACATCGAGAAACATACCATCCGTTAGTATAAACCTTTCCGGGTTCACCACACTCTTCGCAAACTTTACCAGATAAAAATTCAACATAGTCAATAGCATTTTGAACCCTATCATAATACTTGTTAAAGAGGTTACCGGCTTCAACACTATCGTCAAACCTACTTACAAGTTCATCCCAATTATCAACACCGTTACCAATCCAGTACACTCTCATTGTACCGTACTTCTCTTTAACCTGGGTAAAAGAAATCGTAGGATTCTTAACGTACATATATCCGTGATTCTCTTTTGTTACAAGTTCTGGTTTAAGCCTTACAAGCTGTTCTCCTTTTGAAAGACGGGTTAGATAGTGACAAAGATCATCAAAGATCTTATACCAACCATCTTGAAATTCCGCGCCGAACGCCATTAAAGATTCAGTAATAGGTTTATGCCTTTCCTGAAACAAGACAGGATACTTCTCAATTAATTGCTTTTGTAATTCTGGTGACATATTAGTGCCGTGACAATACTAAAGCTACTCTAGAGGAAGTGCCAGTGCCCTCTTCTAACTCTCCGTAATACCATTTTGGATTAGAATGAGGCTTAACAAACTTGTGATGAATTTGACCAATAGGGTCGAAGTCCCCTTCATATCCGTCAACTAAGACTTCCATATCTGGATCTTCTCTTAATAAATATTCTGTTAATTCTCTAACTGTCATATGTCGGGATAGGTTTTGTAGTCATCCTACCATCTATGATTATACCATAATCCTTCTCAGTATCAAGGTTCCAACTTTCGTAAGACTTATTCATGCCCAAACATTCTGGCTCTTTACAAGTAGTGTGCCCTACAATTTGTTTGCCAATAGCCTCAGAAGCTTGAAACTCATTATTCCAGTCAAGCCAGAGAGCGCCTCCGACTGTGCAATCACCTCCACGGCAGAACCCGGCACCAGAAATGAGATAGTTATGAGGACGAGTTAAGTCTCTAAAATTCTTCCAAACAATAGGAATAATCTTATCAATAAGGTCATCAGCTGTCAGGCCATAAGGGATATGCTTCTCAGAAAGCCCAGCATGGGAAAGAGTAAAGCCTTGAGTTCGATGAACAATCTTAAAGTTCTCAGTAAAGAATTCATCTTTTAGTCCGCGATCAAAAAACTGATGACGAAACTTCTTAGCTTTTGAAGCTGTAAACCCAGAGCAGTAATACTTCACCGTTTTTGATATTCTATTAGAAGAATAATCTTTGTTCTCGTAGATGTAAGAAAGGTCATGATTACCAATTAAGAATACAAACTTATCCTTAAATGGATGATCTAAAACCAGATGTCGCAGGTACTCGCACGTCTCTTCAAACCCGGCGACTTTTGGGGGGTCATAAAAAGAGTCAAACCAGTCACCGAGGAAGACAACTTCATCGTAATCTGTCTCCGTGTTGAGAATGTGTCTAACAGACCGAACACGCTGGTGGACGTCAGGTATAACAATAGTCTTCACTTATCGAACTTCTAATGGATCGAGAATCATAGCAGGTAAGAATCTTTGATTAACAATAACCCTCAGTTCATCAATCTCTGCTTTTATTTCTCTATTTTTAATAATCTGTAGTCCTTGTAAAACCACCATGAGTAAAAACAAACATGCAATGTAAATAGTTTCTAGGTTTATATAATTTTTCATTTCAAATCTTTTAAAATCTTATCTAACTCTTCTGAAGTTACTTTCTTATACACTGTATTATCGCGCTTTGGTCCGGAAAACTCAAGCAAATATTTGAACCAATAGATAGAAAATTTCCAGTACTTGCCTCCATTAAAAAAAGAAAAACGAGGATAAACCTTTAAGTGAAACAAAGGAATCCAGCCAAACCAAATATTAAGAGGTCCTATTTTCATGTCCACATATGTCTACGCCATTTAACAAGTTCAATTAAAACTTCAGTGTCCTTGTCTTCCATTTCTTGTTCCAACTTTTCAACCTTCTTGTAGTTAGGATAGGCATTATTAATTTGCTTCTCAAGCACTTTACGGTATGAAGTAATATAGGTATAAGCCTCTTCCAGCCATTTGGTAAATTTTAAAGCATCTCCTCCAGTGCCTTCCCAGTCTACAATATCAGCTTTGTACTCATCCTCATAGAACGATTTAATAATTTCAAAATTTACTTCTTGAAGAACATGATCAAGATCCCACCAATACCTTGGAACAGCTTTGCGAATTCGACTATGCTGAGGCTTCCAAATAGTCTTAACTTTTTCGTAATAAAATTCTCTGATCTGATAAGGAATCCGGTTAATAATATTATAACGAATAAACCATCCAAGACGGTCCTGCCAAGTAGACTTATAGCCAAGCCAATCTGGAGGTTGAACTGAATTAATACTTTTCTTTAGTTTTTTAATCATCTGTTCTTATCTTGTTCTTTTTGAGCTCTAAGATATTCATCAAGCCATTCTACGCATGCATCGTAGCTCCAGTCTATAGTCTTAGGAACAGTTTTGTTAAATTCTTTGTATTCATCCTTAAACTTATTCCAAAGTCTTGGATCTATGTTAACACAAGGAGATCCACCTCCAAAGAGGACCAAGGACTCGTCTACATAGTTATAATATTCTTTGTCAGATATTCCTGCCATACTTTAACCATATTAGTAGCTATTTTGAGGAACGGCAACTAAAATATTAGTATGAAAAAAATCCTCCAACCTGCACAACCCGAACATACCATTTACTACTCAGACTTTTCAGGAAGATTGTTTGATCATTTTGTCCCTGTAACAGTAAAGATAGAATGTGATTATGGTTCTGAGTATGATGGGGCAAGGCTTGAGTTTCATTTGTCAGATAAAGGATTAAAAAAGCTTCTTAAATTTTTAAACGAAAACCTTTCAGAAGATACAAAAAAAGAACTTAAAAAAGAATTAGATTGTGATTGCGTAAAGTCAAGCTGTGACTATAATAATAAGGAAATTTATAAAAAACTTGTATGAAACAACCTATTGCAAAAACTGTTCTTAAAAAAGAAGATTACTATATCGAATTTACTGATGAAGAATTAGCTGAACTTAAAATTGAAAAAGGTCAAAAGTTTAGTTACGAGCTTAAAGACGGAGGCATACAGCTTACCCCTTACGCTAAAGTAGAACTTGAGATTGGAGACTGGCCTAGGGAGATCTTAGAATACCTTATTAAGCTATCTTGTGAACAAGATATATCGGTTAACGAAGTTATTAATGATGCTTTGAAAGAGGTGATTAAGAATGGAAAACTTTGAGATTATTTGGAAATTTGCTGTTGTTGGGTTGTTATTAGCTATTACACTCTCTTTGAGTATGATTAAAATACGATTAGAAAGTATTGAAAAGCTTTTAAATGTTCCGGATATGGAGCTACCTGAAAATGGAGCCTGGGAGTAGAATATCATTTGAGGAATACGGTCTTAGGTTGGCTGAAGTAGCAGCACAAAGATCTGAAGACCCAAGAACTAAAGTAGGTTGTGTACTCTTTAGACATGACAAAACTATAGCTTCGATTGGCTATAATGGTGCAATTCCTGGTTTAGAAATGAATTGTTGGGATAACAGAAAAGAAAAAATACTTCGAGTAATTCATGCTGAGCAGAATTCTCTTCGATATGTTAAGCCTGGGGAATGTTATATGGCTGCTGTAACTTACTCTCCTTGTAATGATTGCTTAAAATCCTTAGCAGCTTACGGTATTAAAAAGATAGTCTATAGAAACGAGTACAGGTCAAATATACCTTACCCGATGAAGACAATTGCTAAAGAGTTCGGTATAGAACTAGAGCAGATAGAACCTAAATAGCTTAAATATAATATATTATGAGTAGATTTGATGAAGTGTATAATAAAGTTGCAGCTACCTTAAAGGAGGATATGTCTGTTGTATCAACCAATCCTGCGATTGGATCTAAAAATACAAGTGCTGTACAAAATTTAACACCTCAACAAAAAGCAGCTCTTTCTAATGATTTAGTTAATATTCTTAATTCAAAAATACCTAAAAACATATCTACCCCTAACACTAATCCAATTGCTAATACTTTTAATAAAATAACGGCAGCAGGATCAAAAGCATTAGATGTAGTTAGTAATATGACCGTAAAAGATATTTTAAGTATAGCACAAAACGTTGCATCAGCTCCTGCACAAGTAGGTCAAGCAGCTCTTAAGAATGTAGCACAAGCTGGTGTAAAGACAGGGCAAGAAATTGTTAATATATTAACAGGTATTGCAAAACAAAAAGGTGCTTCTGATCAAGATATTCAAAAAATTGTAAATCAGGTTGAACAAGAACGCAGATATGGTAAATTGCCTACATCCGGTAGACCAATGTCAGCTGGAAGAGCTGCAGCTGGTTACGAATATTAATTTTATGAATAAATTTAACGAAATATATAATAAAACTTTAAGCGAAATAAATGAAGTATTCACAAATGTTGGGACTGGAACCCCTACAGCAATGTCCCCGGCTGCTACAACTCAAGTTAAACCAAAAACACCACAAGAACAGCAAAAAGCTATAGCTGATGCTGCTAAAATTCTTGGTGTAGATGCAAAGAAATTAGCGCAAGCAAAAGCTGCTAATCTTCTTGATATGGATCCTGCAGCACTTCAAAAAGTACTGGCGGCAGCAAAAATAGCTGGTACAGGTTATCAAGCCTAATTACTTGCCCTTACGAAGCTTCTTAAGAACAGCTCCAGCCACGCGTTCACCAGCAGCTTTGCTTCCGTATTTCTTACCAGCTGACTTAGCAATCTTGGCAAAGTTTTTACCTTTCTTACCGATGTCTTTGCCTTTGTGGGCTTGTTTAGCTGAATAAGACTTCTTACCCTCTGAAAGAAGTTCGTTAATGATTGTATTGAAATGTGGTGTATTTAGTTCCATAAAATTAGTCTTCGAATCCAATATTCATTGATCCAGGTTGGGAAGCCATATAGTCTTTATAAACTTTACCAAATGACTTTTCAAATTCTTTACGACCGATATCTTCGATATCTTCTTCGCCAGCTTCTAAAGCTTCAATGTCTTGATCTGAGTTTTCAGCTGATGCATATTTAACAGCACCAGCACGAATTAAAGCTGAAACTTTCTGACTACCTCGTGTAATATCTTCTCCTCCGGAAACTGCGTTAGCTAAATCTTTACCTTTTTGTACTTGATTTGCTAAATTTTCTATACGTCCATAATATGTTTTTAATTCATCTGAAAGCTCAATACCAGCTTCAGACATCTCTTCTGGTGTTAAAATTTCATATTCAGCCTCATCCATATAACGAGCTGCTTTAGGAGCTTTAGGCTCAGATGGCTTACCATTCTCAACAGAACCTTCTTCAGCGTCTTCTACTGCTGCTTTAACTTCTTGTCTAGAAACTTTAGCACCGTACTCTTTCTTAGCATCACCGAGTTGTGAGATGACTCTTGCTGTATAACCTGCAACGGCTTTACCTGCACCAGGAATCTTGACACCAGCTGAATCTTCTATACCTTTAACAATTTCAATAACAGCATTAGAGATAGCTGCGCGATAAGCATCCTCATTATTAGCTGGATTTTCTCCACCTGGGAACACCTTATCATACAAATCTTTAGAAATCATATCAACAACTTCTTCTTTAGATTTACCTAAAGCATCAGCTAATTTACCGATAAGATAACCACCACCTGGTGCTGTACCGATACCTGACTTTAATGAACCTGTGAATGTCTCGTATTCAGCACCAACAGGTGTAAGTTCAGTTAGGAGTTGTCCAAAAAGTGAATCAAATTTTTTAGTTGCCATATGTATATTATTTATGTGTTTTGAGCTTGAATCTCTAGAATCTTATTATAATACTGTGAAGGATTAATGTTTTTAATTTTTACTTTAGCTAGTCTACTATTAATCTCTTCATCTAAGCCGCACAGACCTTGTAAACGATAATCAAAATAGGCTAGACCTTCATGTATATATTCTTCAACCTTATAAGGAATAGGGATTTCAAATGACTCTTTATTGCTTTTTGAGGTAAGAAGAGTGATATGCAAGTAGTAATGTGCTCTTTTAAACAAAACTAGTTTACCTTGTTTAATAACTTTTTGACCTAATATAAACTTAATAGGTGTTTGAAGATGTCTTGTTAAAAACCCTTCTCCGGGAATCTCTTCTAGGAATGTTGATGCTACAGATATCATAAATTATTTGTTCATAAAGGCAGCCTTTTGCTGTGCAGGCATTGGTGCAATTGACTCATTAAAATACTGCCACCAATCTTTAGGGTCTGGTGATGTCTTAATAACAGCAATCACTTCCACGTCGTTACAGTTAACACAACGATAGTTCTGCATAAACAAGTCCCAAGTAATAACTAAATTCTTTTGAGCTGGATTAAACTTTGGCGGTTGGGTAGCAGGTTCAAAGTTAAGAATATTACGACCTAATTGAGACATAAGAAGACCTCTATCATTTGTACAAAGCATTCGGCGATAATCACCGAATCCAGCTTTCTCAATTCGTCTTCTAAATCTCAACTCAACAACATTAGTCATCAAAAGCTGAGCTAATGCTGCACGGCCTAATCTCATTTCTTCTTTTTCTTTTTACTGTCAACAACCTCAGCTTTACCTTCACTGATAGGTTTGCAGATGCCAAAGATGCGCTCTTCAGATAAGAAGACAAGCATCTTACCATTCTTCTGAATTGATTGAAGACCTCTATCACCAGGAAAGATAACTACATCACCAATCTTAACTTGTTTGCAATCCGGGCCTGCAAGAGTTACCTTAGCTACTCTCCAAGCTCTATGATCAACAACCTGGTTAGGTAAAATAATACCATTACGCATTAATGACTTACCGTCTTCGGCTACATCTACATACTCAACTGCTATGACGTTTGATAACAGTTCTACGATCTCATAATCCTCTGGAAGAGGAACGTCTTTATAATCTTCTGGTGCAATTCCGTGTACCTGGGCTCCTAAGGAGGCCATTGAGTTAGCTATCATATATGTTTAAATTTAAGTAAATTGTTCTCTAAGTTCAAGTAATTGTTTCACCTCTCTCTCGGACATCTCCATATTGGAAGCCATAAGAGTTATTTTATCATCTTCTTTAGTTTTTTCTTCTTTGACCTTCTTTACGTATTTGATAAAAGGCTGACGCTTCTGTTTAGGAAAGCATTTAAGGAGCAATTTATAATGCTGTGCCTTATCAATGTTACCTAATTGGTTAACAGTCTCATTAATACTAATAGCGGAGTTACCAACAAAGGATATCCATCTATTAATAAGAAACGGAATATAATCGTCTAGGGGTAAGTTACCCTTCTTAAGAAGAAATATATCCTTTAAGTATTCAAAGAGCATTAAACAATGATCTTAGTCGTGGCAATAAAGACATCTGATAAGATAGAATAGAAGATGCCTTCAACATCTGCCATAAAGTTACGAGCTTGGTCATCATTAAGTTTAGTTGAAAAAGCAAACTCAGGCGCTTTATCGCCAGCATCAATGTTGATACCAAGATGTATTAAAACGGCTCCATTCTTCTCAGCTGCAATTGAGACAGAAGCTTTCTTATGCTCATCTCCCCACTTAACCATAATATCATCACCATCAACATATCCTTCAGTTTGCAAATATTTTGTACAGAGCAAAGAACCAACCTGAGCATTGAGCAAACGCTGAAATAATACCCCGCCCCAAATCTTCTGATTAGGAATCTCCATAATAAAGTTCATAGCCATATCGGAATAGATATAGTCTTTATTGAGCGAATCTTCCAAGTCAATAAGATTATCTCCTTCTACAGTCATTGGTGATACAAAAGAAATAATATTACCTAAAGGGTTAACATCCTTTTTAAAAAATTTATAAGCTTGTCTACAATGTAAAGCTGAACCATCATAGTAGTCACAGCCTGTTACTTCTTTTAGTTGTTCTCTATTAATAATCATAGTGTGTAAAGTATAAAAGCTATTCAGACTTCTTCAAGGCATTTTGCCAACTCTCTTTAAAAATTTTATTAGACTCTTCCCACTCAGGTGTCAAATATGAATTACCCAAACCATAATGTACTACGAAAATAGGCCAGGTACCCATTTTAAGTTTCTTTTCATTTGCAGATAAACAAGAAGCAATATCATAATGATGAAATTTATGTCGTTCATCAAAGCGCCATCCCGACTCTAAAGCCCTTTCTACATTAACAGCTATGAATAGACCATCTAAAATAAGACAGCGCTGTGGCCAAGGACCAAATAGTGTTGAAAGCTTTTTAGAGTTATCCACTTTAATCTGATTACCTTCTTGTATCGCTAATGGATGAGTTACAGATCCTGAGAATGATTCACGAGGTGCACAGATATGCCAGAGATTCTTATCTTGAATTTGAAACTGACCGCTACCAGCAAGACCAGTAATATCCCAAGGTGATTCATTAAGCTTTTCAACAAGATTAAGATCATGAATTTCTAAGTCATCATGAACAAAAAGAATGATTTTATTTTTATTCTTTTCAATCAAATAACGATTATAGACTTCTGGTAGGCCAGAAGAATTATCTTTTACAATTTCAAAATCAAAAAGTGCATCATCCGGGTATCGAATATCTGTAAGTATCTGTAACGATTTAGCGAGAGGCCTTTGCTGAAATTCCTCTAGAGTTTTGGTCTTAGTTGCTGTTACGAGTAATACTTGTTTCATAAAATAAAATAAGGGTTGTTATATTCAAAGGTCTGATACTCCTCAAATCCCATTCCATTAAATTTATAAACAATTCCGTCTTTATCAACTGAAGAAGAGCCTTCAAAAGTAACAGAACAAAAACTATCTTCGTTCATATGAAGAGATGAACCAGCCTTAACTAAAAAAATTTCTGACATTAAAGAATTATAGATCCAGGAAGTTAATAAACCTTTATACTTTTCATATACCTGTTTAAAGTTGCCATCAGTCCAGCATAGATGATAAGGTATCATAGCAGAATCTGTATTAAAAGCCATACAAGTAGCATATGAATTTAGTTCATGAAAGTTCTGAATGATGCCATTATGCCCAACAAACCAATGCTTGTAAGAGAAAGGATGAGTAGTCTTAGGTGAGAAGTCCTGCTGAGTCGTGTTAGTAGGAGCCCGGGAATGAAACAAACAATAGATAGGAAACTCTTCAGTCTCTTTTAATTCCTTTTTAAGGTAATCTAATTCAAATACTTCCTTCTGTTTAAGGCAGACAAAATTGTTCTTAGTAACACCTAAGAAGCCTGAAGACTGATAACCTCTATCAAGACCTAGCTTGTAGAGTTCATGAGCTTTATCCAAGCTGCTCGAGCCACTTATCGCACACATCCTTAAATTATAGGCTTACAGTTATACTTGTTCCAGTCAATATCAATAGCATATGGTATTGGATCTATTAATTTAGCACCTATAAACCCTTGAATACGACTAGCACATGCGGGACAGACTCCGTCAGCTACTTCTTCTCCTTTGTAACAGGTATGAGTTTTAGAAAAGTCTACCCCTAATTCAATACCCCATTTAAAGATTTCAGCTTTGGACTTAACCATAAGAGGTGCACTAATTCGGATCTTGTGCTTCCGGTTTAGAGATAAAGTTGTGTTCATTAAGTTTAAGAACTCAACTGTCCCATCCCAGTGTCCGCTTATGTCGTCAATTTGAGCTGCACCATAATAAACATCTGTAGCACCTCTAGATTCAGCATAAGCAGCTGCAATTGAAAGCATTGTCATATTACGATTAGGAACGTGTGCAGCATTCTGGGGGTGCCCGATAACATCCTTCATATTTGGTACTTCAATATCAGGATTAGTAAGAGCTGAAGAATCAGCAAGCTGGGCATAAAATGTCAAGTCCACAACAGTATGCTGTTTAATTTTGTGATCAGGACCGACACCAAGATCGGTTGTATAATTCAGTGCTCTATCAATTTCGATTTTATGACGTTGGTTATAGTTGTAGGTTAAACAATAAACCTCATCAAACTTTGAAAGACAGTAATGAAGAATAACAGTACTATCAGCACCACCTGAAAAAATTACTACACATTTAGACATATGTAGTAATTGTAAACTACTTTAAAAAGAAATCAAATTAACTTTCAAGAATTTGTATTCTTGTTTCAAGAGCTGATATTGTTTGAGATTGTGTTTCTACTACAGTTATTAATTGCTGTAAGGCACCGTACATTGAAGCATATATTTGATCAGTATTTAAAGTTAAACAATCTTCAATTACTATATTATTTGAACATAAAGGAGAAACAGCAACACCTTTAGGAAATACTGCTTGTACGTCTTGAGCAATCCAACCTAGTTTTGATCTATCAGGTACTTGAGCAGGGGTATATACATCAGATTTCCAAGTATAGCGTTTTAATGGTAATGTTTTAACAATTTCATAACATCTATCATTATCAGCTAATATTATATTTTCTTTAATTCTTTCATCTGAAGCTATAGCCCATGTACTAGTAGAAGGTTTAGCTGCTGAATCTTTACTAAGCTGAAGTTGATGAACAGGAGAAGAAGTACCAATACCTAAATGACCAACCCCTGACAAACTCTTTATACGTGCTAACTCGTTAAAAGTAATATTATCTCCAATACCAAATGCTATTTCACCACTTAATCCTCTTCCCCAGTAAGAATATATTTGAAGTAGTAAACTATTTATTCCAAGACCATATTGACCGTCTGCATCACTCCAAAGTGCTAATTTATTACCAGTTGTTGGGCCAAGGTCTAGTGTAGCTCTTGGTGTTGTAGTTTTAATACCAACTCTACCTTCATATTTACCATCCAAGAATAGCATGGCGCGGGCGGCTGCTGTTGAAGTACCGCCGGTTGCGACATTAAATTGTGTACTGTACACAATAGGGAAATACGGAGCAGCTAATTGAGTAACACCTACCGGTGCATTTCTAGGAATAGGTGAAGAAAAAGTAATAGTTCTATAAACACGATCTACAGAATATGTGTTTGGTGTTTGTAGTACACCACCTACATTAACAATAAATCCTGCTTCTTCACCTAATAAAGGTATAGTACCTGTAAGTGGTAAAACTGTAATTGGTTGATAGCTAGATGTTGTCCATGACTTAAAGGTTGATAAAAACTGTATATCAGCATCACTTGTTGTTGATACTGCAGAAGGTAAAAATGAAACTGTAACAACAGTACTAGGTGGAACACTTGATGTAAAGTTAATTGTTCGGTTAATAGTGTTAATACTATATTCTGTTGGTAGCTGTAAAACACCACCAACACCTACAACATATTGTTCAGGTGTACTTGAAAGACCGATACTACCGGTAAGATAAAAAGATGAAGTTGCTGCACGACTAGATGTTATCCATTGATTGAGGGTAACGTTTGCATAGGTTCCAGAAAGTAATGAACGAACGGTTTGAAAAACATAAACCTCTTCTGCAGAAACAGCATCAACAAAAGTTATTCTTCGTTTAGTAGGATTAACAGTATAAGAATCTGCGGGTTGTAGTAAACCGCCAACTGTTACAACATAAGCCTCAGACTCATTAAATAAATTATTTGTACCAGCTAATACAAATTCTGCTGTCGGAGAAGTGTTTGTAGATACCCAATAATAATAAGCAGGGTCTGTAGTTGTTTTATTAAAAACAATACTATGAGAAGGTTTAGTAAGTACTAAATTTTCATTACCTTGATCGTAAATTGTTATATTGGTATTTGTAGATCGTATACTACTAGGGAACTTTTGTATTATGTAAGGGGAGTATGTACTTGTAGCATCTTGTATAATACCGTTATCATTTAAAGCTGTACCTGCTAAATGTAATCCCGCTGCTGGTGTGGTTGTTCCAATACCTACTTTACCATCAGTATTAATAACAAACGGTGTTGCATCGACTGAACCTGTATCTTCCACAAGCAAGGCGTGACCGGTTCCACTTTGAGTAATTTTAATAGCAGGGTCTGTACTACTTTGAGAAACATGAAGTTTAGCAACTGGATTAGCAGTACCAATGCCTATATCTCTATTATTATCAGAGTATAATGCTATATTACCATTTACGTATAAAGCTGCTGTATTTGGATAAGTATCTGACGATCCTGCCAAGCGAAGAGATGTACCCCAATCGCTCGCATCTGGGCTTAAAATTGTTTGTGTTCCTAAATAATTTATTAATAAGGTGTTTGTTGTACCTTGTAGAGCAATTGACCCGTTTACATGTAATTTTTGTGTTGGAGTAATAGTTCCAATACCTACATTACCATTATTTGTAATAATAAATGGTGTTGTATCTGAGGTTGAATCTTCAATTCTTAAAGCATTACCAGTACCTTTTTGTGTAATTTTTACGGCATCTGTCGCGCTATTAGCATTAACAATAATTTCTTGGGATGTTAAAGATACGTATGTAGCAGTATCTAAGGCTATGGTACCAATTTGAGTAAAACTAACAAGTGTACTTGCAGGTATAGCTTGTGTAAAAGTAATTGTTCTAAAATCTCTATTAACTGTATATTTGTTTGGTGCTTGTACAACACCGCTGACATTTACAATAAAAGATTCTGATTTTTCAAGAATAGGAAAAGTTCCCGGTATACTAAATACTGTGGTATTTGTAGTTGTTGTAGTGTTCCACGAAGTAAATGCAGTACGGTATTGAGGGTATGTTACATAAGGATGTATACCACCAAGAGCGGAAATCGGTCTAGTAAATATTTGTGGCTGTCTTATATACTCGTAGCCCATATATATTATTTATTGGAAAAAGTTCCAATTTCCAAAACAACTAAAACAACATTTACTTGGTGTAAACCTAGAGTTTAAAACGTTTGACATTTTAAACTTTTATATTATTTGTTTTCCAGTTCTTTAACTTTTGCTGAAAGTTCTTGAATTGCTTTAACAAGTACTGGTATTAATTTACCAGCTGATGCTTCAAGTCTATCGGGGTTTGAACTATCCACAAGACCAATGTATTCACAGTTAAAGTCTGTAGATGCTTGTTGTAAGTCTTGAGCAATAAATCCTGTATCAGGTATATTAACTCTACCTCCATCTCTTTGATTCCAAGTAAACTTAACCGGTTTTAATGCATTAACGAAGTCAATACCAACTGTAATAGTTTCAATATCCTTTTTATCTCTTGCATCTGATAGGGTCAGAATTGTTTGTGTGTTGCAACGTAGAGTTGTTACTGAACTATTACCAAGTGTAATTTCATTTGAAACTACTGCACTTGAAGCTTGAGCATTATAACCAATTAACGTACAATTTGTACCAATTGTAAGTGTAGAACCAGCACTATAACCTAATGCTGTATTATTACCTGCATTTGTATTATTAAGTGCCTGTCTACCAATAGCAACGTTATTTGAGCCAGATAAGTTAAGAGCTAATGTTTGACGGCCTAAGGCTGTATTAGCGTCACCGGTTGTATTAGCACTCAAGGCTCTATAACCAATAGCTAGGTTACTATCAGCTGTACCTGAGTTATAAAGGGCTTCAGTACCAATAGCGACGTTGTAGTCTGAAGTAACGTTAACACCTGCCATAGCACTATTACCAATAGCGATGTTGTTACTTGAAGTAGTACTTTTAGCAGCTGCTCTACGACCGATGGCAATATTACCTGAACCGGTAGAGTTAGCACTTAAAGCTTCGTAACCAACAGCTACGTTGTTATCGCCCTGAGAGTTAGTATAAAGAGCATTAAAGCCAACAGCTACGTTTTCAAATGCTGTTGATCCTGAATAAAGTGCGTTATTACCGAGACCTACGTTACCATTACCAGTAGTGTTACTACGGAGTGCATTATAACCAAGGGCTGTATTATTGCTACCTATTGTGTTTTGACGAAGTGTATAGTTACCGATACCAACGTTTTGATAACCTTCAGTATTTGCGAAAAGTGATTGACTACCAACACCTACGTTATCAAAACCCGATGTATTATAATAAAGTGCAAAGTAACCAACACCAGTATTAAATGAACCGCTAGTATTACTGATAAGAGTGTTACTACCTAAAGCAGTATTATATGAACCGACATTATTAGCTCTAAGAGTGTTGGTACCAACACCTACGTTATTAATACCTGCTGTATTGTTATAAAGTGATTGACTACCAATGGCTACAATATACGAACCTGTAACGTTAGCGACAAGAGTGTTAGGGCCTATAGCAATATTATAATCACCGTTAGTATTATTATAAAGAGCACTTCCACCAATAGCTATATTTTGAATACCTTCAGTATTCCGAGCAAGAGCATTTTGTCCGATAGCTTGGTTTTGATTTCCTACTGTATTACTACTAAGCGCATATGTACCGAGGGCTATGTTTGCACTACCAGATGTATTACCATATAAGGTTTGATAACCTAAAGCAACGTTACTACTACCTGATGTATTACTGTATAAAGATTGTTTACCAGCAGCTACATTATATGAACCTGCAATATTTTTAATAAGTGCTTCCCGACCTAAGGCTGTATTAAAATCCCCAATTATATTAGCACTCAAGGCTCTATAACCGATAGCTAGGTTACTATCAGCCGTCTTAGAATTATAAAGAGCTTCAGTACCAATAGCGATGTTAGCTGAAGAAGAAGGACCATTAGCTAAAGCATTTGTACCGATAGCGACGTTATCAGTAGCTGTGGTATTAAGAGCACCAGCTCTACGACCGATACTTATGTTGTTAGAACCTGTTGTATTAGCTGAAAGAGCTTGATAACCGACAGCTACGTTGTTGTCACCTATTGAAACGTTAAATAAAGCATTGTAGCCAACAGCAACGTTTTCATATGCTGTTGTAGCACTACGCATTGATCCACAACCAACAGCGACGTTGTTGTCACCTGCAGTTGAAGCACCAAGGGCAAAGCAGCCCATAGCGACGTTACTTGTACCAGATATATTCTTTTCTAAGGCAAAAGCACCGACACCGATATTACGATCACCAGATTTATTACTTGAAAGAGAACCAATACCTGTTGCAGTATTGTTAACACCGGTTAGGTTGCTATAAAGTGTGTTGCGACCAATAGCTACGTTACCAGAACCTGTGGTATTTTTAATAAGTGCTTCCCGACCTAAGGCTGTATTAGCGTCACCAGTTGTATTAGCACTCAAGGCTCTATAACCGATAGCTAGGTTACTATCAGCTGCACCTGAGTTATAAAGGGCTTCAGTACCAATAGCGACGTTATAAGATGAAGAAGGACCGTTAGCTAAAGCATTTGTACCGATAGCGACGTTATCAGTAGCTGTGGTATTAAGAGCACCAGCTCTACGACCGATAGCAATATTATTTGAACCGGTAGAGTTAGCACTTAAGGATTCGTAACCAACAGCTACGTTGTTATCCCCGGTTGTAGTATTTCTAAGAGCTCTATAACCAACAGCTACGTTTTCATATGCTGTTGAAGTTCCACTACCATAAAGTGATTCATAACCAACTGCCACGTTACCATTACCGCTAGTATTATTAAGTAAAGCAGTATAACCAACAGCTACATTACTAGCACCCGTTGTATTGTAGCGAAGTGACAAATTACCTATACCAACGTTACGATAACCTTCTGTATTGCTATAGAGTGGCAAATAACCAACACCTACGTTATCGTAGCCTGTTGTATTAAGTTGTAAAGCTTGACTACCGACACCGGTGTTAAAACTACCTGATGTGTTATAGTAGAGCGTACCATAACCAAGAGCTGTATTTAAAATACCGGCAACATTTTGAAAAAGTGCTCGTTGACCTACACCTGTATTAAAATTACCTTTAGTATTATAATAAAGAGCTTGTGTACCAACAGCAACGTTGTTGATACCGGTTGTGTTGCTAAAAAGAGTACTATGACCGATAGCTACATTTCCGTCCCCCATTGTATTGTTATAAAGTGTTTGAGTACCAACAGCAACATTATAAAATCCTTTTATATTAGCTCTAAGTGATTGATAACCAACGCCTACGTTATAACTACCAGTTAAATTATAATATAAAGATTCTCTACCAATAGCTATATTAGCAGATCCTGAAGTATTAGAATATAAAGTACTTCTACCTAATCCTGTATTAGAATCTCCAACAGTATTATTTACTAATGACTGATAGCCAATAGCTAAGTTGCTATCAGCTGCTGTAGAATTTTTTAAAGCATCAGAACCAATGGCAATATTATAACTTTGATCTGTAAGTCTACTTAATGTATTAGGACCAATGGCTACGTTTTGATCACCAGTAGTTAGCCCACTTAATGCATTTGAACCTAAAGCGGTATTAGATAAACCGCTTGAAGCAATACTTGCGAGTGCGTTTGTTCCGAGTGCTGTTGTACCGACACCGCCTTTGCCGCGGTAATCAATCATTTCTGGATCAAGATATGTAAGTGCCATATATTATTATTTATTAAAGATTATTTAAAAAGTTTTGACCGTTTGTCAATGCTGTTAAAACGGTAGTTCTATTCGGATTAATAAGAGCGGAATCAACTTCAGGATATGCTAAGCTTTGATTTATAAAATCAACATTACTTTGAACTCTTTTTACATTTAATTCATCTGTACCTAATTGAATATATTTTTCAATAACAATAGCACATTCTTGTAAAGAGTTTAATGTTTTTTGAACATTTAATGGTTGAGGTTCAGCGGATGGTATTTCTATTTCCGGTTGAGATGGTATTAATGCTGGCATATCTGTTTATATTTATGTCAAATTGTTATTTTTTTAGAAAAAACTTATACACCTATTAAATAAAAAACAATATTTAAATAAATAATAATACTACTATTATGTTATCAAAAGATTCTCGTCTCATTTCCGAAGCCTATCTCTCTGCATTACAAAAAATTCATAACGCTCCAACTGACCCAGCTACTGAAGACATAGCTAGAGTCAATCCTGAAGTAACAGACAGAGAGAACGTAGAACAGTCTCCTGTATCAATGACAGTAGCTATACCAGCAGGCCCTGAAGCAATGGGCGCTATGGATCAAGAATGCGGCTGCGATCATTCAGAAGCTCATGAAGAGTCTGAAGAACATTGGATGGTTCGTTCAAATCTCTTCTCCCTCTATTCAAACGCTAAGAAGATTCATAACTTAGCTCAAATGGGTATTGATTTAGAACCTTGGGCGCAGCAAAAAATCGCAGTAGCTTGTCAAAGTGTGGAAGATGTAATGAAATACGTTGCCTATGAGGCTGCAGAAAAAGGTATTACCTTATAACTTTTTTTAAAAATTAGTAGTAGGTTCCTCTTTAGTACATTGATAAATAATTGAGATGTATTATCTTATCTATGAAATTACTAATTTAATTAATGGTAAAAACTATATAGGTCAGCATATTACAGAGAATGTTAATGACGGTTATATGGGTGGTGGAGTAGCTATAAGAAGTGCTATTAAAAAGTATGGAGTTAAGAATTTTAAAAAAGAAATTCTTTTATATGCTAAAAATGAAGCAGCTTTAAACTTCTTTGAAAAATGTTTAGTAACTCCTGAATTTATTGAATTAAAAACTAATTACAATTTAAAAGAGGGTGGTGGAAGTTGTGGTAGATTTTCTGAAGAAGCTAGAAAAAAAATGTCATTATCAAGAATGGGCAGAAAAATGAGCTCTGAAACCATAAAAAAACGGCAGGAGACTAAAAGACTTTGGGGAACAACTACTAAAGGTAGAAAAATGCCTCCTAAAAATCCTGAATCAATTAAAAAAATGTTAGAAACTAAAATGCTTAGAGGTACAACCGGAAAAGGTAAAAAATTAAGTCCTGAGCAAATTCAAAAAATGTCTTTAGCTAGTTTAGGTAAAAAACTAACCCCGGAAACTAAATTAAAAATATCTTTAGCTCATAAAGGTAAAAAGCTAGGCTCTGAAACTAAAGCAAAAATGTCATTGGCAGCAAAAAATAGAAGCCCTGAACACAAAGCCAAAATATGTTTAGCAGCCAGAAATAGAAGCCCTGAACATATTCAAAAAATAGCTTTAGCTAATAAAGGTAAAAAATTAACTCCAGAACATATTCAAAAGAGACAAGAAACTCGAAGAAGAAACAGAGAGGCTAAATTAGCTGCTAATCAACCTCTACTTCGTTTTCAGCCTCAAACTGAGCTAGTTCAAAGTCATAATCAGTAAGTCTTGAATCGACATAATCGAATTCATTACTGACTTGATACTCAACCTCTTCAATTATATCTAGAACCTTACCGCACCAATCCTGTATTTGAGGAAAGGATGTAAAGTCTTGAGCCCACAAGAACTGGTCAAAAGCCTTCTTGAGTACGTCTTGAAACTCGCCTAGCTCTTTGAGCTTAAGCTTAGCTCTAGCGTTAACCTTACTGTTCGTATCCTTCGTCATCGAGTTCATCACTGTTTAATGATACAGGAATCTGATAGCGACTGCCACTAGATTCAATCTGGTCATAAACATCATAGAGCCCAGTAGCCAGGGCACGATCAGCTTTAAGCATATGAGTTAAAACTTCATAAGCATCTCTGCTGATTGTGTTGTCCCCAGACACCGTAGCAAGGATGTACTGCTTGACGAGTTCAATAGCTTCTTTATTCATGTAGCGTATTTGTTACTCTGTGGGTTTGATATCGAAGGCCACCTCGACCTTCTCAAATGTATGATTGTCTGTATACACACAACAAAGCTCTCCGGTGTTTAATAACACGGCGTTGTATTCTGAACCTGTTGGTTTGATTTTTTGATACACAAGCGTATCGGGATGAAAAGAGAGGTTGTAAGCAAAGAACTCTCCCTCTTTAATCTTGTCCCATTTAACGTTTGCCATACTTAGACAGCTCGTCCTTGAAGGCCTGTTGAAGGTCCTGACGAATTGATAAGCGAATATGTTCTGTTACTTTGCATCCAACAATTACACCGAATACCAGTGCAAGAATAATTATGCCAGCTGCAATAAACTTTATGAACTTAGTCATTGCAGAGAGCTTCCATCTCTTGTTCTAACTCTTTTTCAGTCTTAAGACGATAACCGCCCTTAACCTTCACCACCATACCTTCAGCAATCATATAATCTAAGGCTTGCTGAACCTGCTCTCTTTTTTGTTTCTCTGTCATATTAGTGTTTGTAAGCGTAATAAATGTCCAATTGCTTGAAAGCAATAATCTGTTCACGCCAATTGCAATTAGTAAACCAATCGACGTTATGAGCCAAAAGGGAGGCTGTCGGTTTAGGCTTACGGGTAATGGCGTTGTATGCTCTTTCAAGACCTTCAACGGTATCAAGAAGCATATCAGTTAATGATTGTAGTAGTTGTATCATTTATTTGTATGTATTATGGTTGTTTGTTGTAGGAATGTCAAGCAAGAAGTTTAAACAGCTTGACAAAATCTTTAGAATCAAGATTATAAAAAGAGACTCCAGCCAAAGACCAAGACCTTTTATAAGTAGCAAAGAGATGCTGTAAGAGGTGTTGATCTTTAGCTAGAGCCTGATCGTAGTCTTTTCGAGAGACTGTGATGTGAGTTGCTGTAAAGCGAGACTTGTTCTTAGTTGTCATTATTCCTAAAGTATATTGGAACTTTAAGAAATAAGCAAGTTTTTAAGAAGCAGGAGTAATGATCTGAGACTGTTCAGCGACAGAAACGATATCTATTGTTGAAAAGGTTTGATCTCCTTGGTGAATAACCGTAGGAATAAGAGCAACTTTGTGTTCAACTAAAATAGCTTCAATAGCTTGTTTAGCTTTTTGAATGTTTTCAGGTACTGTGTTTGTGTTTTCCATATATTAAATTTAATTTTATTTATTCAGAATGCAACTATTAAGTTGTCCAAATTGCTGTAACTCCACGACCGTTTTTCTTAACCAGGCCCGTGAGGCAGAGCTCGCGGAGCACGTTCTGAGCCTTCAAAGAACATCCCAGAAGCTCGGTAGCCGTCTTGAGGTTAATCTGTCCGTTCTGTTTAACAGCGTTGGTAACAGCCTCAATATACTGAGCCTTCTTACCTCGTTTGTTCGGAACAGCATCCCCTTCAACGACCTCGACCTTCTGGAAGTCGAACCCGCGCTCAGTCATCATGAAGGCCGTATAGCCCGCGACACCGAACCGGTTTTTTGTCACGTCAATCTCACGAACAGTCGGGTTGTCTTTCGCCTTCGTCATGACGATATTGCAGTCAACGGAGTGCGGAAGCAAAGTCGAGCCTTTGTAAGTATTCGTCTTCGTGAAGTGAAGGATAACACCCGTCACAACTTCGAGCTCTTTCGCCTTCGTAACGATGTAGTTAGAGAGATACTCTTCCAAGCGACGACCACGCAGTTTTTTTCGCGAAGTCAAAGCCGGCAAAGAGTCAAGAATGATGACATCGAACTTGTTTTTCTCGACGGCATCGAAGATGTCCTCGATGTTAGTAAGGTTAGCAACCGACACTTGCTCAACGCCTAAGCGCTTGCAGGTAAAAGCCAACTGCTCAACAGACTCCTCAGCAGAGACGTAAGCAGTTTTCTTGCCCGTCAGCTCGAGTTTTTCGAGCATCTGGATCAAGAGTGTAGTCTTACCCGTACCAGGACCGGCAGCGAGAGTAAAGGACATTCCAGGTAAAAAGCCCTGACCACCGAAGAGAGCATCGAGGTCCTCTTCGCCAGTCTTGAAACGACGCGAATAAATTGCGGGGATCTTCACATCGCAAGCGCGCGTGAATTGGTTGTTGGTCTTAATTACTTTCATTGTTAATATATTAACGGAACCAGAATGATTGGTCAATATCTTTTTCATGCTAAGAACAGAGACTTAAGAATTGAGACTTGATTATGAACAAACTGCCTTACTGAAATTCTTAACAGCACTGCGAGCTCCATTAGGTGTCCAGTACTTCTTTTGAGATTCAAAGGTCTCCGCAGAGAGAACCTGTATCTCTGCACCTGTCTTATGATTCCACAACATATGTCCCTTCTTCTTCTTTCCAAGATTTAAGACTCGAGCACACCCTCCGCAGAATCGAGTATTGGGTATTAATTCTAACCTCTCAAGTTCGATAGCGTTAAAGCAGTTGTTGCAAGTCATTCTCTTTATTGAATAGGAACTTGAAAAAGAATTCAAGCTTAAAATAAATGTTGCCAATTCCTTTAAGTGCCTGCACAATGATAGCATGTTCAATAAATTACTCAACAATTTCTGGTTTCAGTGTGCATGGTCTGTATATCAAGGAGCATGCACAGGATTCATCACTGCAATGCTTATTATATATGTAGTAGGTTTTATCATCAATGCATTATCAAATTGAGTATTACAACGATCTTTGGAAGGATTGGCTTGCCTTTGATCAATTGTTCTACAAAACTGAAGAACAAGCACAAAAGCGTATTGACGAATACATAGAATCTGTACCTGATACTAAAATTCGTATAATCCAAACAAACATACTAAATGAAAAACCTAGACGTACTCGCAAACGAGATTTGGGAACAAAAGTGTCCATTGAAAAAGCGTGAACTTATTCATGCAATGATCGATTATTCATCTGCAAAACGAATGACTAAGATCAAATATCATATTAAAGTTGATCAATCACCTGACTGGAAGCTTGATGACTTCGCTAAAAACTATAAACTGTCTGGTGACGGGCACAAAGTAATTAAATGACGAGACATCCTAAACCTCAAACACTTGAAGAGCATATTGAGTCTCAAAGACAAATTCATCATCTGGAATGGGTTACGTTCTATCTTGTCAAGTTTTGTTGTCTTGTTACCGGTAAGACTTTATTCTACAAATATGGTGTAACCCAGGAAAAGAAAGCTATCCTCCGATTTATAAACCCGAGGTGGCCAGATAGGGAATACGAATACAGGCATTGGCAAATAAAAGTAGTCGAGGAAGTAAAAATACCTCCCATCCAAGCTTTAAAACTAGAATGGAAATGTCAACAACGCTTTCCTAAAAACCTTATATTGCCTCCTGAACAAAAGTTCAAAGGCATTAGAGAGATCTTTAAGTGCACTATTAGAGGCTTTATAAAGGAGAATAAACAATGGTTTAAAAAACTAAGAACAAAATACTCCCGCTTTAATTAATATGGCATCCCTAGCAACAAAACCCTACTACAACGTCGAACGCCAAGCTACTCCGGGCTGTGACACTTCTTGGTATCAGACAATGCTGGCACCTTTTAAAACATTTGAAGAATGCTTGGAAGATATAAAAAAAAACTCACAATTCTATCCCTCTGAGCATCGCAACTATAGAATCACTTACGAGCAATAAGTAATTAGGTGATTGAAAGACTTTACGAAGAAGTGCTAGAAGAAGGTGCTATAATGGATTGGTTCAAAGCACCAGAGAATAAGCCTATAGTTAAGCAGATCGGAAAAGAATTAGCTATGATGGGTATGTTCGCTACATCACCCCCTACAATGGCTTATTACGTTAATGACTTCTTACAAAAAAACTTCCCTAATTTAGGTTCTGACATTATTCACAAAATAGCTGAATTCATTTCTAACAATCCACAAATTATAGACTGGATAAAATAGAAGTTCCTCCTATACTCATAGGAATGGACGCTAAACACCAATTCAAATATACCTACACTGATACTAACCTAGAAGAGTACTCTCCAGTTGAAGTTACTTTTGACATGCCAGGAGATGTCACCATTACTCAAATGCTCTATAACTTTCAGTGCTATTTGAGAGCTTGTGGCTTCGTCTTTGATGGTAGCTTGGAAATTGTAGATACAGAAAGTTGGGAAGATGAAACTTCTTATGGCTGTATGGCTGATTTTGACAAAGAAGATGGCTTAAAAGATACTTCTAGCCCATTGGATAACAAATGGACTAAAGCAGAGAAGGCTATTAAAGAATGGAATGAAGGTATTGCTAAACTTGATAACGAACAGAAGATGAAAGCTTATAAAGAAGCCTGTTGTATGTCTGACACACATAATGAAGCTATCAAGAAAGAATTAAAGAAGAACAAATGGGTTCATGGCATTTGTAATCCTCCTTCGCCTGATTGGAAAGCTACAAACTAATGACCTTTGCTGGAAAATATACAAAGCTAATCCTTTTGCATCCTGAGAAAACTGTAGATGCAGGATGGATTATCAAGCACTATGATCAAATTCTAGAAGAAATGCTCTTTGCTGCTACTTCAATTGGAGATATAGTCAAAAAGAATAAACAGAAAAAAAAGAAATGAAAACTAAATCCAAAAACCCAACACACTTAACTATTACTAAACACTATAGTCCAGAAGGATCTACTATTACTAAAAAGCACTACACTCATCGAGGTGAACATCCTGAAGATCGGATCTATAGGGATAGAGAGTACATTAAAAGGCTTCAAGAGCATATTGATTATGTCTATGATACTTTAGATCGAGATCTGAAACTCAAAGATGATGTTGGTTGGCTCTTTGATTATATCTTTAATGAAGATACTAATGTAGACTTTGAAGAATACTTGGCAAAGTATGATGTTAGGTATGATGAGTTGGTAAAATGATAGAAGATAAAATCTATACATATACAGTAATCAAAGAGATACATAGACTTACATCACAATTAGTCAAAGGTGTAAAGCAAAAAGATGGCACTAAAAATATCAATAAAGAGGAAAAAGACCTTCTTAATGAATCACTTGAAAGAATTGTAAAAGTTAGTATGCTCCTTAATACAAAATGAACACTAATTGGTCACCTCTGCAGATTAAGCTGCTCTTAAAGATTTATACAACCCAGACACTCAAGCCAAATGATATCCCTGCTGAGATTCATAAAAGTGAATTGCAATACTTTATCACCAATGGCCTAGTAGAAAAGGTTGAGAAGATAAACCATACCTATGCATTAACCCGTAAAGGAGAAGCATTTATAGAAATGTTGTTGAATACTCCTCTACCTACACTAAAATGGATAGATCCAAGAACTCTATGAACACAAAATACAATACTACAGTTGATATGGCAACCCCTGCAAGAGAGCCAGAAATTATCTTACAAATGGCTAATCTTACAGATAAAATCAAAACCCTTAATCATCTAGTTACAGATGCTCTTCCCCACAGACTCTTGCCTATTACTAGAGCAGTAGAAAAAGGAACAGATGGTGGTAAATTATCAGAATGTCTACCTAAATGTTCTACTCCTCTTGGTTGTCAGATTCAAGATCTTACAACAGAAGTTAATAACATTTCTGAGTTCTTGAGTGATTTAATTCAAAACATTGAGGTATAAAAATATGAACAAAGAACAAACAATCGAGGGTGTTACCCAAAAAGAAATCCATAAAGAAATGTCAGAGTTAAGTGAAAGGATTGATATCTTGTGTACAAAATTTCATCAAACTCTAACAGATAGGCTTCAACCTGTCATAAACAAGTCAAAAGCTAATATGGTGAGACCAAATAGAGCAGATGAAACTCTTTGCTCTTCTGAACTTGGTCAAAGTCTCCAAACTATGAGAAATAAATTAGAGAACCTTTGTGACAATGTTGATGATTTAGTTGACATTTTGGAGGTCTAATATGAGAGATAATGGTCCAGTATATATTTTAATGTTATTCTTTGTTCTTATATTATCATACCTTATGGGTGGCTTTATTATGGAGGAGCAATGGCAAAAAAGAGCTGTAAAGGCTGGAGTAGCTGAATGGGTTGCTGATGCAAATGGTGATGCTAAATTTCAGTTTAAGACAAAATAGCTATTGACTTCCGATTTAAAATTGACTACCATTCATAAATGAAAAAGAAACAAATCAAAGAAATCCAAGGAAGAAGCATTAGTCATATTGTTGGCAGCATTCAAGAAGTTATCACATGGTTAGAGGCAATGAAAAAAGATGGGTGGGAAACTATAGAGCTTGACTGGGAAAAAGATATTGTCTTTACCCGCCAGCGGTTAGAAACCGACAAAGAGCTTGAGAAACGCAAAAAAGATACCCTCAAACAAAAAGAAAAACTTGCCATAACAAAGCAGAAACATCAAAAAAGAACTTGAGTTGTATCAAAAACTCAAGCAAAAGTATGAACCTAAGATCATGGATTATGTCTTATAATAAAAATGAAAACATTCTTTGTTAAAGCTCTTTGGTGGTTAAGACTCCAAGCAAATTGTTGGGGTTGTGGACCAACTCATATTGGAAATTGGTGTGCTAAAAATCCCAAACCTTAAAACAAAATGAGCAAAGAACTATTTGAATCAGTTAAAAAGCATTCCAAAGAGGACTTGGAAAAGTATTATGTTCAGCTTCTTGTAGACTCTTCAGATACAGATACCTATATCAGAGAAAGAGTTAAAGGCATCTTAACAGACTTTGAAATCAATGGAGACTCTTATGGAGTGCCTTCTATTGAAGATATTGTTGACTTGTTGTGTGAAAAGATTGAGAATCATAAAGAAGAGATAGAAAAAGAAAAAAACAATATCAGAAGGAGATATGCAAAATGAGAGCACTAACATATTTGATCTATATTATCTTCTGGGAATCTTTAGTCCTGGGAGGCTCTATTTACCTTTATGGTTGGCAGGGATGGTCAGGGTGGTGGGTTGCATTAGGTGTCCTTTTGTCAACAATGGCCTATTCGCCTAGTAGATGGAGAGAGATATTTGAAAAGGATGATAAAGCAATATGACTAAAGAACAATTAGAGCTTCTACTCAAGTATATTGACATGAGAGATAGTCATTATAATCATGTAGCAAAAACACCAGAAGGGTATAGTTTAGGCTATTCTGATGAAGAACTAAACATTAGACAAGATCTAAGATGGACATTACAAGGTGAAAAGGAAATCTAAAGAGCCAAAATGTGATTGCGCTGATGTTATAGGTCGCAATCAAGTATGTGATATTTGTCAAGGTGTAAAAGAGTATCATCATGAAGGTTATCTAAAATTAACAGAATACCCTCCTATCTCTTGGGAGCTTTATCCTTTCTGTAATGATAACTATCTTACTATAAGGTTACCCAAAGCACCTAACATCCTCTATAGATGGATGATGACCTTGTTCTTTGGATTTAGATGGAAGAGGGTAAAATAATCTTGTATTGTCCTTAAAGTTCCGATATACTGATAGGTGATGAATAAATAAACAATATGACAACTGTGATCCTTAAAAAATTCCCTGACGAATGGCTTGTTCCTGATGAGGATGGTGAGACAATTGCTGAGCATTTCGAGTTAGGTATGATGCTTGACGTATCAACCAAACCTGATCACTGTCGTGTTTATGTACCTGTAGATGCAGACATTCCCTATGAATGCCTACAATATATCGAGGGAGATTATGACAAACGGTTCTTAAAAGAATCGTTTGACGAGCTAGTTAAACGCTTGATCAAATAAACAAAATGCTGGAAGAATAAAATAGTTCTTGCTTTGTCCTTAAAGTTTCGATATACTTAGAACAATGAACAAATTTGATTTAGATAAAATAAGTTTTCTTCATGATACTTTTAATGGTATTGAACCTTGGGGAAGAGGAGGAAGATATATCAGAGTTGTAGATTTAAAAATAGCTAAAATGTTACAAGAGAAGCTAGATAAAGCATTAAAAAAACAAATCAAGGAGGAGGGTAAATGAAATACAGAGTTAAAGAAGAAATAAGAGCGGGTAAGCATTATTTTTACCCTCAGTATAAAAGATTCCTCTTCTGGAGAGATATGACCACAATAAAAAGTGATCCAGTAGTATACCCTCACTTAAAAGGAGCCAGAGATCATATTGAAATCTTTAAAGATGCACTAAGAATGAAAAAACTTGACAAATCCAAACAAGTACTATATCATTCCCATATACCATAAGTAATAAT